CGACTCTGGTGTGGACGACGGCGGTATTGCGGTCGATTATGCCGGAAAAGTCAACAATAAGCGCATTAACGTTACCAAGGTGTTCTTCCGTTCGCCTCGTGCAATGTGGCGCTTCTATGGATACTACGGCGGTGTAGGTGTTGTCGGTAATATGTCGACATACGGACAATATTCAGATGATTCGACGTTTGAAGTCATTCCTACGTGGCAAAACAAGATGCAAGCCATTATGTATGAAGATTCATTAAGGACGAGAACATCAAACTACTCATATGAGTTAATCGATGGTAGATTGCGCCTGTTTCCAATGCCTAGTTATTGGGGTCTTGGCGAAATGAGCCGTATCTGGGTTCAGTTTTATGTAGAAGACAACGCATGGGAAGGCAGAGCCGGCCCATCTGGCAGTGTCGACGGCATCAACAACATTAATACAGCCCCGTTTGGCAACATTCCTTACGAAAACATCAACGCCATTGGTAAACAATGGATTCGCAAGTATTCGCTAGCACTCTGCAAAGAGATGCTGGGACAAATCCGAGGAAAGTTCACCACAATTCCAATTCCGGGTGAATCAGTTACGTTAAATCACGCGGATCTACTTTCACAAGCTAAAGCTGAACAAGATTCGTTAAGAGACAAGCTCCGAGAGCTACTCAAAGAGATGGAATATGTCCAATTAGCAAAGGATGATCAAGAAAAAGCAGTAGCAACAGCTGAAACGCTAAAATATTCGCCGCTTCCAATCATGGTGGGTTAGATAAATGTCAGATAACGAATGGAAAAGACCGCCTGCTCCACCTCCTCCCTTGTTTTTGGGAGAGAAAGAGCGAAATCTTGTCAAGCAGGTAAACGACGAGTTAATTGAAAAGGTCATTGGGCAACAGATCCTTTATTATCCGATTGACCTCGAAACGACAGACTTCCATGAGTTATATGGCGAAGCAATAGAGAAAACTTACCTCCCCCCAGTCCGAGTGTATGCGCTGGTCGAGTTCACACAGTTCGAAACAAGCTATTTGGAGAATGCAGGAATCGACAAGTCGTGGGAGATTAATATACACTTTCATAAGCGGCGCTTGGCTGAAGATCAAAACTTATTTGTTCGTGAGGGCGATTTTGTGCTTTATGGTGACTTCTATTATGAAATAGTTAAGTTATCTGAGCCCAAGAAGCTGTTCGGACAGGTCGACCAAACATTTGAAGTGCATGCAGTTTGCAAGCGCGCAAGAAAGGGGCTTTTCGATGCTACCTGATAACTTTGACTTTGCAATGCTCCCAGAGGGAGAGGACGGACAACTCACACTTAAAGAAGTGGGTATGTTGGCTTCTACAATCGAGAATATTGACTTCTCCCTTGTATCGTGGCTTAAGAAGGACCTAGACCTACAAGCCCACACTAATGAAGGGTTCACTCAAGTACCTGTTATCTGGCAAGTACCAGAGCGAGCATATCAAATAAAGCACAAGAAAGAACTCCGAGACGAGGGAGGTGCCCTTAAGCTCCCAATTATAGGTGTTGAAAGGACCGGTATCACTAAAGATCCTGCAAAGCGCGGCGTATTCCAAGCAAACTATTACTCGAAAGATAAAAACGGACGTTCCGGAAGATTTGTATTAGCGAAAAGAATAGTTCCTGATAAGACTCGCAACTTTGCCACCGTGGGCAATACTCGCACAAACTTAGAAGTAAAGAGACAACCATATTATCCGAGAAAGAACAAGAAGGTAGTGGTCCAAACCTTGTCAATACCGCTCCCAGTATATGTTAATGTTGACTATAAGATAGTGATTAAGAGCGAGTACCAACAGCAGATGAACTCGCTAGTCAGCCCGTTCATGGCTCGCACCGGACAGGCGAACACCTTTGTGATGCGCCGGAACGGACATTTATACGAGGCGTTTATCGATCAGAGCTTTACACAAAGCAACAACGTGTCCAACCTTGCAGAAGAGATGAGGATGTTTACTACCGAGATCACAATCAAGGTTCTAGGCTATCTTATTGGCGAGGGAAAGAATGATGATAGACCCATCGTTAGGATTGACGAAAATACGGTAGAATATCAGTTCCCTTCCGAAAGAGAGGTGCCTGCAGGAGAGGTACCATGGTTCTCTGACAGTTCCTGAACACAGTGGGCTTTTTTCTGCTTAGTTCAGGGGCCTTTTTCAGCTTTTCGACCATACCCACACTATTTATCTATGATTGCACTATAATACAATCTTGCATGCATCACAAGAGGGACTAAGCAACATGTCAGTAAAAAGTTTTAAATTTGTATCGCCGGGTGTCTTTGTCAACGAAATTGACAATTCCTTTCGCCCACAAAACCCACAAGAAATCGGACCAGTAGTTATTGGTCGATCGTCTCGCGGTCTGGCCATGCAGCCGATCAAAATCGAATCATATTCGCAGTTTGTTCAGGCGTTCGGAGACACTGTGCCAGGCGCCGGCGGCGCTAACGATGTTTACCGTGATGGAAACTACCAATCGCCAATGTACGGCACCTACGCCGCGAAGGCATTCCTACAGCCATCTGTCGCACCAGTTACTTACATGCGCTTGCTTGGTCAACAGACCTCAACCGGTGGCTCTGCTGGTGGCGCCGCAGGTGCAGGTTGGGAAACGTCTCAAGATCTTGGCACCGACCCTGAAACAGTTGGTGGTGCTTACGGTCTCTGGGTCTGTCAATCGGGAACGGTTGCGGATCTGACAGCAGCTAATAACAATCTTGAACTCGCCGCAATCTTTTATATGAATACCGGCTCCATATCCCTTAAGGGCGCCCCGCTGGAGATAGCCGGCACCGGCGCCGTCGGCGACCGCGGCACATCTATCACACAACAAGGTGTTTTGATAGGAACAGACTCAGATGGGCTGTTCAACATTGTTGTTTCTGGCACTCTAAACGGTAACGGACAAGAATTCAAGTTTAACTTTAATGACGATAGCGCCAACTTTGTGCGCAGAAAGCTCAACACTAACCCTCAACTCCTCGCAGGAGGATTTTACCCAAGTGCCTCATTGCAGGACTTCTGGGTTGGAGAGACTTTTGAGCAAGAACTGCGCGATCTAGATTTCACCACTGACACGAGCCTTCAAGGAGTTATCCTAGGCATCGCACTCAGTGGTTCAACCGGAACTGGACCACAAGACATGAAGCAGGCTTCACGCGAAGCTGTTGCTGGCTGGTTTATTGGTCAGGATTTAAGCGGAGACGCAGCTAACTACGCTCCGGCTGCCCAACAGAAGCTATTCCGCCTCAAAGGACGCGGACACGGCGAGTGGTTGCACAAGAACGTAAAAGTATCGATTGGCAAAGTTCGTCAATCAAGCTCTAGAGTTTCTGATTATGGAACATTCTCTGTTATTCTGAGAGACGTACGCGACACCGATAACAAGGTTGTGGTAATCGAGCGCTTTGATAACTGTACTCTCGATCCTACTTCTCCCGATTATATCGGCCGCAAGATTGGTACCAAGTATACTTCTTGGGACTCAAACGAACGCCGTCTGAAGACTTATGGAGAATACGACAACAAATCTGACTTTGTTTATGTTGAGGTTAACGATGCTGTTGACCAAGGCAGCGCCAACTCGCTATATCTTCCATTCGGCTACTTCGGACCACCAAGCTTTACAGGACTTACGGGAGTTACCTCGACATCACCAGGGACAACGACCCCGTTCATCATCGGCCACGCCGGACTTCCCGGTGGCGCATCTACAGTCGACGCGCCGGCAGATGCCTTTGTTCAGGTTGCACACGGTGGCGCCGGCGTCGGTAACGCATGGTGTCTCTCTGACGCCACTGTAACCCTCAACTTCCCGAAAGACCGCATGCGTCTTTCAGCTAGTGCTGGTGGACTTTCCAACCCCACTGACGCATATTGGGGATGGTCAACCGTTAGAACTCCAAGTTCAAGCGCGGGTTCTACACGTTATGATAGAAGTGTTAATGACTGGCACAGACTACTTTATGCTGATTTCCCAGCAGATCCAACGAATGGAACCGGCGGAGCTTTGGCTGCTGTCAACTCCACACCTGGTGTTGATAACTGGTCTTACGTTTTCTCACTGGATAACATTATGATGGGCACAAATGGAGCATATCGCTATATTTCAGGTTCACGCACCGACGAAAGGGCTGTCAGCACTGGTTCCTATACCGCGCTGCTTGACGCCGGCATGAACCAGTTTACTGCTCCCTTCTGGGGCGGATTCGATGGCTGGGACATTACGAAGCCAGATCCTCTCTATAACAGAGGTATGACATCGGCAGCTACTGAAGACAACAGTTATGCATATCACACATATGCAAGAGCTATTGATACACTCGCAGATCCAGAGACTTTGGACATGAACCTTGTGGCAGCACCGGGACTCACCAATAAGACCCTTACTGAGCGCATGATTAACATGTGTGAGGCTCGTGGAGACGCGCTGGCATTGATTGACTTGCCAGATGTATACTACCCTGCTTCAGAGCAGTATTACGCTGACAAGAGCAACAGAATCGGAACCACTCCGGTACAAGCTGCTAGCTCACTTAAAGACAGAAGAATTGACTCCTCTTATGGTGCAACCTTCTACCCGTGGGTTCAAACACGCGACCAAACTGGTCAAATGTTGTGGATTCCGCCAAGTATCGCAATGATGGGAGTTCTTGCAAGTTCCGAGAAGAAATCCAAAGTCTGGTTTGCTCCAGCAGGATTTAATCGCGGTGGACTCTCTGAAGGCGCTGCCGGTATCCCAATCACGGGAGTTACCGAGAAGCTTACTTCGAAGAATAGAGATACTCTATATGAAGCTGGCATTAACCCTATTGCCTCATTCCCATCTAGTGGAATCGTGGTATTTGGACAGAAAACCCTCCAAGAGCGCTCAAGCGCACTCGATAGGATCAACGTTAGAAGAATGGTGATTTACCTCAAGAAGCAAATCTCTATCCTTTCAACACAGGTCCTTTTCGAACAAAATGTCCAAGCAACATGGAACCGGTTCAAATCTCTGATTGAGCCGCTTCTTGCCAACACAAAAGTTGATTTTGGTATCACAGACTACAAGTTGATTCTTGATGAGTCTACCACGACGCCAGATCTAATCGATCAAAACGTCATGTATGCCAAGATTATGGTGAAACCCGCAAGAGCTATCGAATATATCGCAATCGACTTTGTGATCGCTTCGACAGGGGCTTCATTCGATGATTAGGAAAGATGGGGGGATAAAACCCCCCACAACACTATATAATATAGATAACAGGAGTTCCAACTAATGCCATTCTGGTCAACAAATTTCGGTCAAGATACCGCCCTTCAAGATCCTAAAAGAAAATTTAGATTCACTGTGGAGTTCCAAGGAATTGCTGCAGCACAGGGGGGAGCAGCTCTCTGGTATGCAAAAACGGTTACTAAGCCTTCTTTTACGGTAAATGCCGCAGAGCACAAATATCTCAACCACACTTTCTTCTATCCAGGCGCCGTCACATGGCAGGATGTTAGTCTAACATTGGTTGACCCAGTTGAACCCGATATGGCAGCAACACTCTCAGACATTATTGTGCAATCAGGCTATAGTCCTCCGACTGACGCTAACGATCTGGGCACGATGTCTAAGGCAAAAGCTGCAGGCGCATTGGGACAGGTTATTATTACACAGGTTGACTCCGACGGCAACCCGCTCGAAACATGGACACTGTGGAACTCATTCGTAACTGAGCTTAAGTACGGTGATCTTGCATATGGCGATGATGAGCTTACTGAGATGTCGGTTACTCTGAAGTATGACTGGGCACGAGTCGAGACTGCTGGAGAATCAGCCGCAGTTGCTGGCGCTGGTGGTTCATCGTTCTTCGACGTATAAAAAGTTAAATAAACAAGAGGTGAAATTTGTCTAGAA